TGGGGCTGCTACGGCGATCCACGTCAGAAAGATCCGTGGATGTCTCACAAGTGGGGCTACACGTTCAAGACGCTTCAGCCAATGGTCGCTGCAGCCGGGTTCATCAAGATCGTTGAAAAGCCGACGATGTTTCACCCTGCTGGAAAGGTGGATCGAGACTTTCGGCTTGAGGCGCGCAAGCCGCAGAGTGAGTGAAGTAATGACGCTCGCCAGCAATTCTCAAAGCGATGGCAACCTGCTTGTCTGGAGATCTGCCAAGAGCAATCTTTCGACCACGGTGCCCGATGCTTGCGCACCAAACGGAATCTTCCTTGCACCAATGGACTCCTCGATGACCGGACTTGTTTCTTGGGTCCAGCGGCAGATTTTCTTGGTTCTGCTTCATGGTCGCCTCCCGAAGATTGACCCACCTGTTATCGGATCTCTGGAAACTCCTATGGTCAATCGTATCGGCCGGCCAATTACCAACCATCCAAAGAAATGCAAGCCTATGCGCGCGGTGAAGTTGGCGGTCAATCTTGATGACGATGTACCCGGTGCCCTTGTCTACGCATCCGGCGATCTTCCCGGCGCCGCACCCAACTCGCGTAACGCGCCATTTGAAGTGGCCGGTTTCCGGGTCGTAATTGAGAAGTTCGCGCAGACGCTGCGCCGTAAGATTGGCAGTAGCCATGAAGCGGTCCTTTCGCTGATTGGTCAGAGGCCCGACGGTGTTGGTAGCACCGCGCGGGCCTCGCTATTTTCGGGGATCGCATGATGCGTGTCTACATCGGACACGACGCACGCGAACAGGCGGCAGTCGATGTGGCCGTCCACACGCTGAAGAAGGTCAGCGGCATCGAGGCCGAGTTGCTGGTCGCCGACAGGCTGCTCGGCGCCGGGCTGGTGAACCGTCCGACCGACCGGCGCGGCAGCCAGTACCACGACCTGATCAGCGGCGCCCCGATGTCGACGGAGTTCGCGATCAACCGCTTTCTGGTGCCAATCATCTGCCAAGGCCGATGGGCGCTGTTCGTGGATGCCGACATGGTGTTCGTGCGCGACCCGCGCGAGATGCTGAACGAGATCGTGCCGGGCAGGGCGGTGTATGTCGTCAAGCACCAGCACGAGCCGACCGCGCTGTGGAAGATGGTCAACCAGCAGCAGACGGTCTACGCCCGCAAGAACTGGTCGAGCGTGATGCTGTTCGACGTGCAACACCCGGCCAACCGACGCCTGTCGCTGTGGGATGTCAACAACCGACCAGGTCGAGATCTGCACCAGTTCTGCTGGCTCGCCGACAGCGAGATCGGTGAACTGACTCCGAACTGGAATTGGCTGGTCGACCAACAGCCGCGACCCGACAACCTTGGCATCGCGCACATGACGCTCGGCGGCCCGTGCCTGCCGGGATGGACCGGCGGATCGTTCGATGCCGAGTGGCGTGCCGCTCACGATGAACTGAAGGAACGCGCGTGAAGATCATCACCCCCGCCACGACCGAGCCGGTGTCTCTCGTGACTGCGCGTTTGCAGTGCAAGGTCGATGCCGAAGGCTCGCCGCCGACGCACGTCGATGACCCGCTGCTCGAGTTGTTCACGACTGCCGCGCGGGAATGGGTCGAGGCGTATCTGGGTGCGATCGTCGCGCCGACGACGGTGCAGACCGAACTGGACGAGTTCCCCTCCGACGACGGCGACCTGACGCTGGAGTCCGGCCCGGTGCTCGATGTCCTGTCGATTACCTACACCGACGATGCCGGCGATCCGCAGACGGTGGACTCGTCAACGTACACGCTCGACACGCGGGTCACGCCTGCGATCCTACGGCTGCTCGATGACCAGTCGTGGCCGACCGATGTCGGCACGGTCAACGCCGGCATCAAGGTCAACTACGTTGTCGGGTACTCGGGCGACGCTGACAGTCCGATGGTCTACCCGCTGCCGAAGTCGATCAAGGTCGCGATCCTGCTGATCCTCGCGCACCTGTACCGCAACCGCGAGAACTCGACGGCGGTCAGCCTGCAGACGATCCCGTTCGGCGCGACTGCGCTGCTCAGTCCGCTGAAGCGGAAGATGGGGTTTGCATGACCGCGTCCGGCGAACTCGACCAGCGCGTCAGGCTGTACTCCCGCGCGACGGGCACGAACGCCAAGGGCGAGCGGCTGAAGGAATGGGTGTTCGTCACCGAAGTCTGGGCCAAGGCGGTTCCGCTGCGTGGCCGCGAGTTCTTCGACGCCGGCATGCAGCAGTCGGAGATCACCACGCGCTTTCGGATCCGCTACCGCAACAGCGTCACCGAGGACATGCGCCTGACGTGGAAGGGCGAGCCGTTCGACATCGCCGCGCCGCCGATCAACGTCAACGGCCACGGCGAGTGGCTGGATCTCATGTGCAAGTCGGGTGTTCGGGACGGGCGGAACTGACATGGCAATCGGCGGCTTCCGGCTTGAGGACATCGACAAGTTCCGCCGCGTCATGGCGCAACTGACCGAAGTGCTGCGCCGCCGCTACGTGCGCAAGGCGCTCTACAAGGGCGGCGAGATCGTCAGGAAAGCGTCGCAGATCGTGACGCCGACGCTGAGTGCGCCGATCTACCGGCGCGGCAAGATGATCCGCAAGCCCGGCACGGTGCGCGACGCGATCACGGTGCGCCGCAGCAAGGACATCGAGCGCGACCGCAACCAGGTCGGCGTGTTCGTCAACGTCAAGCCGGCGCCTTCAGCGCAGCGTGGCGCGGACTCTCCGACCGACCCCTACTACTGGCGATTCGTTCACTTCGCGACGAAGAAGAACCGCAACCCGGTGCCGTTCCTGATCATCGGCGCGCGCGAACTTGAAGGCCGCGCGCTGCGCGAGATCGAGACGTCGCTGACCGCCGACTTCAACCGCATCAGCAACGAAGGACTGAAATGAGCGCATGGGAAGAACTGCGCGGCATCCTGATCAACGGCAGCCCGGTCACGGCGGCTGGAGATCGTGTCCGTACAGATGCCGGCAACGAGGATGACGCCTACCCGTTCGTGATCGGCCGTCGCGTGGCAGTCGAGCGCACGTTCGGTCTCGACAACACGCTGCTCGAGCACAAGGAAACTTACTCGCTCGAGTGCTGGGGCGAGACGCGGGATCAGGCATCGGACCTCGAGGATCAGGTTGTCACGCTGCTGGTCGGGGCTGGACTTCCACCTGACCCGAACGGTCCCGATGGAATCGATCCGGTGGTCGATGTGCGCTGCTGCGTCATCTTCGTGTCGGCGTGGTTGTCCATTCCTGCGATCCCTTGATTCACGCGGGAGCAGATCTCCCACATCCCTTCGCGCCTTTCAATCGCCGAACGTCGACGGCCCGCAGCAGTGCCGGGCGCTTCATCGGTGAGGCCCTGTCCAGCCGGCGGTGACAGCAACTACACCGGCAGGCACCGCGCGGTTCAAGCGGCCGCCGGGCGCTCCCCCGGACGAGTACGGCGGCGTGAAGTGCCACTTTGATCTTAGGTTTGACGCGACCTGAACACGTCATGTTTGTTTCCCACCCACCCCGGCCGCAAGCCGGTTTTTTTACGTCTGAAAGGCGAATGTCATGAGTGAAATCGCAAAGGGCCGCGGCGTTCGCGTCGAGATCGGCTACACGGAAAGTGCTGAGAAGACTGTCGTCGGTGTGACGAAGGACAACCCCGCGCTGGTGAACATTGCCACGCACGGGCTGGCCTTCGGCAGCGTCGGCTACTTCAAGGACATCGAGGGCATGGATCAGTTGGACGGCCAGGCCGTCCGCATCAAGGATCCGGGCTCCCCCGACACGTCGTACTTCCTCGCGGAAGACATCGACTCGACCAACTTCGCCACGTTCTCGTCGGGCATCTTCGTGCCGATCGCGACCTGGCGCACCCTGTCGCAGTCGACCCAGTACCAACTGGGTGGCGGCGCACCGCGTACCGAAGACGTCGGCACGCTGATCGACACCATCGACAAGCTCGAGACCATCAAGCTCGCAGCCGAGACGGTGACGATCGATGTCCGGTCCTTCACCGAGGACAACGAAGCGATGGCGAAGATCCGCTCGGTCGCCCGCGGTCTGGGTCGCCTGGTGTTCCGCATCACGCACCCGCCTGAGACCGGGTTCTCGGTCGGCGCGCAGCGGCTGTTCTACGGCCAGCCTTCGATCCCGGGTGAAAGCCTGGGTCAAGGCGGCACCGGCACGGGTCAGTTGACCGTGACCGTGCGCGGCCAGATCTGCTACCTGCCGCAACTGGTGTAAGCCATGAGTTCAAAAGCACTGTTGGCGCAGCTTCGCAAGCGCCGTGAGCACAGTGTCGATCTCGGTGAAGGCAAGGCGATCAAGTTCCTTCGCCCACCCGAGATCGACTTCCCCAATTTCCTGCGCGAGATCGACGGCAAGCGCGTGTGGTTCATCGGCCCGGACGACGTGCGCAAGTACGCCTCCGGCTGGTCGGGCTTCACCGAGGCCGACGTTCTCGGCGCGGCCATCGGATCTTCAGACCCGATCGATTTCGACGCCGATCTGTGGATCGAGATGGCGGCCGACAAGTCGGAGTGGCTGAAGAAGATGGCCGACGCGCTGCTCGACTCGATGGTGACAACCATCAACGAGAGGGCCGAAGTCGCAAAAAACTCCTTGCCCGACTCGACGGACAGCGCGACGGATGGGTCGGAGCACAGCTAGACACGTCGCCGGCTGACGACGTGGCGATCTTGGTGTTCAACGCACTCGAGAACGGGATGGGCGGGCTGGACTGGTCCGGTCTGCCTATTCAAGCCGAGTTCTATGGGATCGAGGACGTGGACATGCTGATCCATCGCCTGCACGTCATCAAGGGCCACAAGCCCGCCAGTGGAAATCAGGAGTAAGCCTTGAGTCTCGCCAGTCTTACCGTTGACCTCGTCGCGAACCTTTCCAAGTTCGAAGGCGACTCGGGCAAGGCCGCTCAAATCATCGCCCGCGACGGCGAGAAGATGTCGAGCAGCCAGCAGAAGTTCCTGAAGTCCCTGGAGCGCACTGCCGAGCGCATGGAAGGCATTGGCGCGTCGTCGCTTCGCGTGCGTGCGGCGATCGTCGGCGTCAGCGACGCGGCGGAAGTGTTCCTGACCCGC